TAATGTTAGTAGGAGCAGGACTAATGGGAATAGCAGCAGGCTTAGGAATGATAGCAATTTCAGGAATAGCAGCAATACCGGCTCTAGCCGCCTTATCTGCTTTTGCTTTAGTAGCATCACCATTAGCAGCACTTGGAGGATTATTTGGAGATGGTGACGAACAAGAGGATAATTCACTGGCAGAGATATCAACTAAACTAGATACTCTTATATCAGTCGTATCAGCAGGTGGGAATGTATACTTAGACGGAGATAAAGTAGGAGAAGCACAAGTATTGGGAACATATAAACTTTCTTAACTTCTATTTATAATAAAATAAATTTAAATTAATAATTATGGCTAAAGGAATAATAAACAATCAACTACCTAATTCAACACTAGGACTTAAAGGAGTGACTCCTCCACAGAGAGCAGGAGCTAAAGGTAAATCTAGACTACATTATGAGTCTTCGATTAATAACAACCCAGAAATTGCACAGAGTCCATCAGGATTAGACCTTAACGGAGTAACACCGGACAAATATTCAGATAACCCTCCAGCATAAGCTTATGCCAATTATAAGGAACCTTAAAAAAGACTTTGACGAAGGTCGTATGGATAGTTTACGTTCAGTTACTTATAGGGAAACTGGTACTGAGGCTCCTTATGTAACAAAGAATATAGGGAGCAAATCCGACGAAGTTACAAAAAGAATTGACGATCTTGCCCGTATGGGTAAAATGCTTATAAGCAAGCCAGGACTTGAACACCTAGCAAAGGAAGGTATATTAAAGCAAGGAGAAATAACAGATAAGTTAAGGCAAAATGAAAAGTACAAAAACGGAACTGCTGTAGGTAATTTTCTCAGAAGAGCAACAGGCACTGTAGAACACTTAGCTTTAGTCGCTGGCTCTACCTTAGCCCAGGTACCTGTTAATGGAACCGGAACACACTTTGTTAGAGGTTTTAATAAAGATACGTACTTACAAGAAAGTACATCATTTCCCGGGCCAGTAAACGGTTCTACCTATACTCTTGACGGACAAAAAGTACCAATGTCAAGCCTAAGCTCAGAATCTACCCTACCTACTTTAAATACAACTTCTTCTCCTGGAAATTTGGGAAAGTTAAATATAGGTATACAAGGAGATCTAGAACCGAGTTATGGACCTGCAGGAAAAGTAGTTGATAAGTACGGTTACGGAAACAACTTTACTGAGACTGATACAAGTCTAAATATAGAAAAAGCTTCTAGCGGAACAGTTATAAATAATAAAACAGAAGGTTTAGAAAATTCTACTTTAACTAAAGGTACTTTAGGACGTACTAATAAAGGTGTAGTAGGGACTCTTGAATCTAATTTTGATAGAAGTAACAAATATAGTAATACCAGTCCACTAACAGGAGTAGGAACTTTAGATAATGCTAATAATGTACAAAATGGAGTAAGTACTGCAAAACCGCAAGACCTTACTAGAAATACAACAGCATCACCAGAAAGCTTAGGGGTATCTAATAAGAACGTTATAGGAGACATACCTGAGGAAGTAAATTCAAGCAATTACCGCCCGGATACTCCTTATACAGAAACTGAGACAACTAACAATGCAATTGCTGTACGTACTGGAAACCCAGTTAACAACCCTAAAGGGGAAGGTGAATTCAATCAAACGTTTGCAGTACAAACTACATCACTTGAAGGAGAATTCGGAATTAGCAATAAAAAGATTGAAGGAGATATAGCTCCATTAGAAAATACTAAAGCAACTAAATTCACAATAGGTGATTCTAAAACTAAATTAGGAACACAGGAAAATATATTAGCAGCACAACCAGGAGTTACAGGTAGTATTATAAAAATACCACTTAAAGACTCCCCAACACCGGATGAGTTTGTGGATAATCAAATGTCTACACAACTATACTCATCAGGGAGTACATATACAGGAGAAACTGCTAAACAGCATGTAGATATACTTAAACACGGAGATGGACTAAATGTAGGTATAGCAAATAGAGCTAATCTCAACGATGATACTATTGGCGGAACATCAAAACCAATACCGGACAAGCTTAACCCCGACTCTGCAACTTATAGTCAACTAACTTCTTCTACAAAACTAAAAGATTTTAGAGAAACAGATGAATTTGGAGGTGGAATAAGAAACACCTACTCCTTTGATTATAGTGATATAAAAATAAATAAAGAAAAAAGAGTAGGTCTAGGAAACCCAGGTAAAGCATCTAGAATAAGAACATCCTATACAATTTCAGACCCAGATACAGTAGATAAAATAAATGCATTAGATGTTAGTAAAAAACCTTTAGACGGAATAGAGGAAAACAGAGATTTAGTACAGTTAGAATTTCAGGTGATAACACCAGAAGAAACATACTATTTAGCTTTTAGAGCATTTCTTGATACCTTTGACGATAGTTTTAACGGTTCATGGAAATCAAGTAAATATCTAGGTAGAGCAGATAGTTTTTACACATACAGCGGATTTGAAAGAACTATAAATATAGGATTTAAAATAGCAGCACAGTCAAAAGACGAAATGAAACCACTGTATAGAAAAGTTGCAACTTTAGCTTCTGTAACAGCACCTTCATACGGTACCGGTGGTAGATTTATGAGAGGTACTATAGCTAAGGTAACCGTAGGAGATTACATATACGAACAACCAGGTATAATAGAATCAGTTCAATACACATGGCAAAAAGACTACCCCTGGGAGATATCTTTTCAAAATCCGGAAGGAGAAGGAGGTAAAGATCAGATACTTCCTCATGTACTGGATGTATCATTATCATTTAAAGTAATACACGACTTCTTACCAGAAACAGGGTTAACACCATTTATAACAAATCACAGGCCAATAAAAAGTAATAAAGATACATATATTCCTTTAAAGAATGGACTTAAAGAGTAAAAAAGTAGGTTTCTTACTTGAAAGATAAAAAAAAATTCGTATATTAAAAGATGGGAAGAAGATTTAAAAAAATACCGGTTAGTAAAACAGTTGGAGGAACTACCTATAAAAGAAACGTAATATACCCGGAAATTCCCTTAAGTGAAAATGATGTATACGTGATAACTCAATACGGAGACAGGTATGATTCTCTAGCCCTTGAATTCTATAAAGACTCAGAACTATGGTGGATAATCTCTTCTGCTAATAATTACCAAAAAGGCTCGCTTAATGTAACACCTGGTGTACAGTTGAGAATACCTGCTGATAAAACCGCAGCTATACAGTTATATGAAGAAGTTAATAAAAATAGATAATGTCTAAAAAAGGAAAAGATAAACCTCAAGGTCAACCTCAAGAAGTTATTGGTGGAGGAATAGACGGAAGTGTGGTAGAACAGCTCATCGCACGGGAAAGTCTTATATCTTCTTCTAAGAGAGACAAAAACCACTTACTTTTCTTTAATAGTAATGGCGCCTGGGCAAGAATAGTATCGAGTGTTAATACAATAACAAAAGCGGAGACAGAAGGATTAGCAACAGGTAAGAAGACGATTAAAGATGTAGTAGGTAGTAAAAATCTAGCTTATAATAATGTCATTATGGGCGGCACTGTTAAACAAGGAACCGCTACACAGCCGACTTCAATCAACGGAGGAATTAATCAATCAAAACACAATCCTATAAACATAGACACGGATGGATATGTTTCTGCAGGAGATATAAAAGATAGTGCCTACCATAACTATGAAAGCTTAGGACACAGACCAACTCCAGGAATTAACTCTGTCTCTGTTAAATCTAAAGGTACTTACGGTAGTTTAAGAGAAGCAGAAGTAAATGTAACAGTATGGACATTAGAAGATTTAGAGATGATGCAAGCTCTATACCTCAGACCTGGTTTTTCTATACTTTTAGAATGGGGACATTCTTTACAACTCGACAGTAAATCAGGAGAAGTAGTTAAAGATATACAGTTTTATAGAAAGTTTTTAAGAAATAAGATACCAAAAAAAACTATACAAAATGACTTAAAAGAACTATCCTTTGATTCTAGCTATAACTACGATTCAATGACAGGTTTCGTATCTAATTTTAATTGGAGCTTTAGAGAAGATGGAGGTTATGATTGTATGATTAAAATAATATCTAAAGGAACAGTTCTTGAATCAATCGCTGTTACTTTCGATACTTCAAACGTATATCCACCTGACCAACTCGATAAATGGAGTGAAGACAAAGGTAAAAAAGAAAGGAGATCTATATACCACAAGTTATTTGTAGAACTTGAACACTTAATCGGAGACCCTAACTCAGGTGTTCAGGAATTTAAACAAAATACAGTAGAATTTATAGATTCAATAGACGATGTAGGAACAGCAGTCCAAATAGCACTAGCAACTGGAAATACTGATCTTCTAGCTACAGCTACAGCTACAGCAGTAGAAGAGTTTACCGAAATATTTACAGGAGATGATGAAAGAGCAAGAGAAGACCTAAACGATATTTCAACAACTACAGGTAGAGCACTACTGGAAGATGTTAATTTCAAAGCAAAATACGATAAAGTAATAAATGGAGGCAGTTTAGAGTATAGAAATTCATCTTATAATTGGACTAAAGATAAACCTTTATCTCAATACAATGAAGATAAGGTAGTACCTTACTTAAATGATAAATTTGGAATGTACGGACTTAAGTTTACAAAAGCCGGCTGGGGAAATTACGTAAAAATAACTGTAGTAGGAGATGCATCAAGATCGGCGGAATTCGAGCTGAACACCTTAACACCTCAAGGGTCTAGGAAAGAGACGTATAATATAATGGATTTTATTGTAGAAAATGGTAAACTCCCTAGTAATTAATAATATATGGCTAGTAAATACACTGAACAAACATACAAGTACTTAGATACAACTCCTAAAGGAGGTCAAACTTTACCTCCTACAATGAAGCCAAACGCTACATATATTGCTAAATACCTAAAATCACAAGGGTATACTAAAGCTGGAGCACAAGCAGTACTAGCTAACATAAAAAAAGAAAGTTACTTTAAACCAGCAATAGTTGAAGTTGGAGTAGGTGGAAATTCTGAAATAGGTGGGAAAGGAGGAATCGGGTTAATTCAATGGACTGGTCAAGGAAAAAGAAGAAGAGGTAAATTAGAAAAAGCAGCAAATTTTGATAAAGAAGTTAGAGATAGTTTAGATTTTCAAACTAAGTACTTAGTAAGCGAAGTAAAAGGAAAACCTATTGCTAACATATTAAAATCAACTGCAAACCCAGTAGAAGCAACTTTAGAGCTTCTGTTTTTAGATATTCGACCACAATCTGCTATTAACGTAAAAAAAGCAATCAATAAAGGACTTGACCCAGCTAGTAAAGATATTAAGAAAGTACAAAATAGGGTAAATGCTACATGGGCAGTTCAGAGTATAGTAGATGAAGTATGGGGAGGAACCGTAGAGGACTATCCTACAGGAACTACTCCAACTGAAAACGGAACAGGTAATAGTGCAAACAATACTTCGAACAACACTAGTAAACCAGACCCAGATAAAGTTAACCAAACTAGTGACAATAAGCAGAAATTACAAACACCTCCAGCTATAGATCAACTACCAATATATACTAAGGATAGTTTTATGAGATCTCAGGCACAGCATTTAAAAAATACAATAAATGGATTCGTTGCATTTAGGTTAAAGTCTATAGAAGAGAAAGATACAGGAGTATTCGATAATGATGATTTAAATGAATATTGGATACCTCTTTATGTTGTTTTAGATATATATAATCAATATGTTAGTTTAATAGATGCAACTGTAGAGCCAGAGAAGGGATCAAATACACCAGGTAGAAAATTAACTGAGTTTTACACCGGATACCAGGACATAGACGATACCAAACAAGCATATGAGAAAGAATGTAAATTTCTTACAAACAACTTGCATTTTTCAATCGATCCTATGGTGTGTGTATTACCTAAGCCTGTTCAAAATATCACAGTGTACGATTCTAAAAAACAACCAGTACTTTGGAGAGACCCTGTTGTAGGCTACGATACTACTTCTTATGCTCCAGGACTCATATATAAAAACGGGTTTCACAAGAACGTTGTAGAAGCTCTACAGAGAGGATTAATGAGAGGGGAGACAGATGATATACTAAACATTCTAATTTCTTGCCAACTACTTCAAGAAGAGTTGGATAAAATAATCAGTAAGACAGAAGATTCTGACCAAAATGAAGGAAACGATATGGTGACTTTTATAAGGACTATATTGAAAGCATGTAATGAGGCTTTAGGTGGAATAAATGACCTAGATACAATATACGATGAACAGGACGATAGATTTTATATAGTAGACCGTAAAGTAACACCAGCACTACGTAATATACTGCCAACCATTAGCCTTACAGGACTTAAATCAACAATTACAAACCTCAATATATCTAGTAAAATTAGTTCAAATATTGCTAGTATGGTATCTATAGCAGCTCAAGGAACTGGTGGACATACTAAAGATAATATAGCACCTTTATTAGAGTGGAATAGAGGTTTATTAGATAGACACATAAGACATAAATCTCAAAAAAATACAGCCGATAACGGACAAGTTAAAGAGAATCGAGAAACACCAGAAGATAAGAGGTTAAAAAAATGGACTTTAGCATACCACGACTACTGGGAAGAGCTTAACGGTAATTCTGGCTTTTGGGCAGATAACGGAGACTACGATAGCAAAGCAGTTGCTAATATAAAAGGGTACCATAAAGAGTGGTGTCAAAAGTGGGTAGTGGAAATGAAGAGTAAATCAAAAGAAGACCCAACACCAGCACCAGGTGTGATACCGGTTGAATTATCTTTTACAACTATGGGTATAGGAGGATTAAAGATAGGACAAGCATTTCTAGTAGAAGAAGGAGTACTACCTTTCCAATATTCAGAAAATTTTGGATTTATAATAACAGGACTCTCTCATAACATATCAGATGGTAAATGGACTACAGATGTAAAAACACAATTCTACTCAACTAAACCACCAACACAAGAAGAGATAGAATACTTTAACGAAAAACACAGCTCAGAAGCAGTACCTTATCAGAATAACAACTCATCATCACCAACATCAGGAGGAACTGCAGGTAGTGTAACTACGGCAGGAGCAACATTAGGTGAACAGGGAGAAATAGTCGTTGCTGATGGACAAGATCCTGCACCGATTATTAATCCTAATAAGATAGGAAGAAGATCTCCATATCATAATAAAGGACTAGCACCAGTTGTCGCAAATAAACCTCTAGTAAGAGAGTGGGGAAGTAAAGCAAGAACATACGGTAAATCTAACGTACTAAAAGGAGCTACAGACGGTATTTTTGCTCCTATAGGTGGACCAGGTACCCCTGGAGCTTCATGGGGAAGTAGTAGCTCTTCAAATGTAAATGGATCATACTACCTTGAAACAAAAGCAGCAGCACAATTTGTTGGATGGTATAACGAAATGGTGACAGCAGGAATAAAATTTAGAGTAACGTCTGCTTTAAGGTTCGGGAGTAATGTCGGTGGAGGTGTACATGGTTATGGACTTGCAGTTGATTTCGGCAATTTATGGAGATTAGTAGGAGGAGCAGAAACTAATATACCTAATAAAAACGCAAGAATTCAGAACCCAGTATGGAAGCAAATGGCTGAAATAGGGGCTAAGTACGGCTGGTATAATCCTTGGAGATTATCTGATGGCGCAAGACAAGAAGAATTATGGCATTTTGAATACTGGGGTCCAGCATAAAACTATATACAAATGTATTTACCTAAATCACAATATAAATTAACTAAAGTTAAAGATATACCAAACGTAAAAGAGGTAGTTGACCGTTTAGGAAACTTTATTAACTCAAATAAACAAGTAGTTCTAACGTCTTTTGGTACTATATTCGATAAAGCAGGAATAGATTTTGATAAAGGAGATTTTTCAAAAGCGATGGAGTTGTTTTCTACTGGAACAGCAGAAGATTCTGAATCTAGTGATAAACCTGGATATGAATTCGATAAAGAAAATCCAGAAATAAATTCATCTGTAAAATCATTTTCTTTAAAACTTCCTCCTACATCAGACGATAGAAAGAGAGGAATAATGCAAAGATGTTTTTACTATAATAAATGTACAGGAAAAGCATCAGAAGTTTCAAAAGTACAACTAAAAAATTTAAATGTAAACAAAGACCTATGTACTGAATTAGCGATAGCTGACTGGTATATTAAAGGTTCTGCTAAAGATAGAACTGTAAACGGATATTTTTTAGAAGGTTTAGAGACCATTAACAGTAGAACAGTACAGGAACTTAAAAAAACTATTCCGGTAATAGAAGGACTTATTAAAAGTCCATTAGAATACGTCGAAGATACATTTATACCTTCATCTAAGGAATACAAACCTCAGAAAAAAGACATTATTATACCTTCTCCAGGAAAAGAGTTGTAGATACGAAATATTTTCGTATATTATAATAAAGGTTACAAACAAGTGTTTTATATATTAGAATCAAAAGATCAAATTGACTGGTTAGAAAACCAAACTAATTCTCCTCTATATGTAGATGTAGTTAGTACAAATTTCTATTACCATTCTAAATTAACTTCAACAGTAGGAGTTTATATTAGAGTAGTAGGAGATAAACAAGGGTACTTCATTCCTATCTCTCATAACGATGGATTAAATGTAGATAAAGAACGTATCTACAACATTCTTAAAAAAGCACAAACTCTTTACACACTAAACAAGAAAACTCTTCTATATTACTTTAATTTACAGAGAGCTATAGATATATCTCTAGTTTATTCTATGAGTAATTATAAAAGATTAGAATACTCTACAACAAATACAACTATAGACTGGTATTACCGAACACATAGTGAAAATCCCAACATAAATAGAATAATTCCCATAGTTAAACTCTATGAGAGATGCGAGAATATATTCAACCAAGTAGAGCAGTACCTGGAACTACCGATACCGGATGGATTTGACTTTTATAATAATATTACTACAAATGTATTTTATTTACTAGAACAGAACGGTGTAGGTATACTATACGATAGCTTTAATGAATTATTTAAACCCAAGAATCCTCTCTTTAATACTGATAATAATACTGTTTATACCGAATACAACCTATACAATAGTACATCCAGACCTACAAACACATTTAACTCTGTAAACTTTGCTGCTATACCTAAGACACCAGAACATAGACAGTGTTTTAAACCTCAGAATGACTTTTTTGTAGAGTTTGACTTCGATGGATACCATTTAAGGTTACTAGCAGAACAGTTAGATTACCCGTTGACTAATGAATCGGCTCATAAACAGTTAGCTAAACAGTATTTCGGTAAGCAAGATATATCTGAAGAAGAGTACAATAGGGCAAAACAGATTAATTTTCATGCTATATACGGGAAGATACCGGAAGAGCATAAAAATCTTAAAATATTTAAAGAAGTACAGGAGTATATAGATGCCATGTGGAAGAGTTATACAGAAGCAGGGTATGTTTGGAATCCTCAATCAGGAAAAGCATTTACAAACAAACTCCAAGATATGAACCCAGCAAAATTAATGAATTATATGATGCAATCGTTGGAGACTTCAAATAATATTACTATATTAAAAGATATACTAAAGTATCTAAGAGATAAAAAATCATTTATAACGTTATACACTTATGATGCGATTTTATTCGATTTTAATAAAGAAGACGGTAAACAGACTTTATCAGAGATACAAACAATAATGGAAAAACAGGGAAAATACCCGGTAAAATTTAAATATAGCACTAATTTAGTGTTATAAATCAGCACAACTATTTATATATGATAACAACAACTAAATCACCAAGGTTCGACTACGACATAGAACCTATTTTTACCAGCGACGATATGAGCAACAAGCTGTTTTGTACCTTTTCAACAGAAGAAGGACTTGAAGAGGTTTTAACCTCGATTCAAGATAGATACAAAATCATATATAATAAAATATTCGTACTGTATTCTAAAAGCCAAGATGAATATATGTGTACTTATAATGTAGATTTTGGAAATGTAGGAGCTTTTATAGATAACACTATATTAGTACACAGAAAGAAAGAAACTAATACTCTCTATACCATTAATGCTTTAAACACATTAATTAAAGAACTTAACGGCGGTACGTTAGATACTAGCTATAGAATAAACTGGCCTGATTATCGCAATTGCGTACTTCTTACTAAAGGTCCAGAACTCAAAAGAGTGAACACAAAGTTATATAAAATTATTGAGCTATAGTTGGCTCTTTGATTTTTTATTCCTATATTAATAATAAGTTATAATTTAAAATCAGTTATATGGATATCAATGCAATCCGCGCTAAATTAGATGCGCTAAACACAAATGGTCAGGAAAGAGAAAAGACTGACTACACAAAAATCTTTTGGAAACCAGAATTAGGTAAACAGACCGTACGTATAGTACCATCTGCTTTTGATCCTTCTTTTCCTTTCAAAGAACTTAAATTCCACTACGGAATTGGTAAATTTCCAATGATAGCACTTTCCAATTTTGGTAAGCAAGACCCAATTGAGGAATTTGTTAAAGAGTTAAGGAAAACAAGCGATAAAGACAATTGGTCATTATCAGGTAAAATATCACCTAAAACTCGTATCTTTGCTCCTGTAGTAGTTAGAGGAGAAGAGGATAAAGGAGTACGATTATGGGGATTCGGAGTAACAATCTACAAAGCATTACTTGCTTTAGCAGAAGATGAAGATATTGGAGACTTCACAGACGTACTAAACGGATGGGATATGGTAGTAGAACAACAAAAAGGTAATCCTTACCCTGAAACTACTGTTAGAATTAAACCTAAACAGACTCCTTTATCAGATAATAACGATCATGTGGATTTATGGTTAAAATCACAACCTAATCCTTTAGAGGTACATACAGAGTATGATTACGAATTTATCAAAAAGAAACTTCAAGGTTATTTAGATCCAAATGCAGTAGAAGAGAGTAACGATACTACTAGTAATACTAAAGAAGATAAACTGCCAGAAAGCTTAGGTCAACAAAAAACAGACTTTACTTTGGAAACAGCTACGGCTGGCAACAAAGACACAGTTAGTAAATTTGATGACTTATTTAACGAATAGAAATGGCAAAACAAAGCAAAGAGGTAAAAGCAGCCGCATCTGCGGCAGTCAAAAAGAGTTTCAATCTAGGTAATTTTAAGAAGAAGAAAGGATTTTCTAATGCTTCTGTAAAGTTTAAAGAACAGGGATGGATTCCCCTATCTAAAGCTTTTCAGGACATTACCTCTCTTCCAGGTATTCCTACAGGGCATATTACACTACTAAGAGGACATAGTGATACAGGTAAAACAACAGCTTTATTAGAAGCGGCAGTTAATGCTCAAAAAATGGGTGTACTACCGGTATTCATTATCTCGGAGATGAAATGGTCTTGGGAACATGCTAAAGAAATGGGACTTAAGTTTGAGGAAGTTAAAGATGATAACGGAAACGTTGTGGACTATGAAGGGCATTTTTTGTATGCTGATAGAGGTACATTAAATACTATTGAAGAAGTAGCAGTTTACATGGCTGACCTTATGGACGAACAGGCGAAAGGGAACTTACCTTACGATATGTGTTTCTTCTGGGACTCTATCGGCTCTATTCCTTGTGATTTATCAGTACGTTCTAATAAAAACAATAATGAATGGAATGCAGGGGCAATGTCTACTCAATTTGGTAATAACCTTAATCAGAAGATACTACTATCTAGAAAGGAAAACTCTCCGTATACTAACACACTGGTAGCTATTAATAAGGTATGGACTATGAAACCTGAATCTCCAATGGGGCAACCTAAATTGCAGAATAAAGGAGGAATGTCTATGTGGTATGATTCTACCTTAGTTATAACTTTCGGGAATATTACTAACCCGGGTACATCTAAGATAAAGGCTATAAAAGACGGGCTTCAGGTAGAATTTGCTAAACGTACTAACGTTCAAGTAGAGAAAAACCATATCGGTGGTGTACAGTCTAGAGGAAGAGTAGTAATGACATCTCACGGGTTTATACCCGATGACAAGAGAGCTATTGATAAGTATAAAAACGAACATAAAGAACATTGGCTAAAATTAGTTGGTAGTATAGATTTTGATTTAATTGAAGAAGGAGATTTAGAAGAAGAAGCTATCAAACCAAATATTTTAGATTAATGAGCGATTATAGCAATATACTTAACAATCTTAAAGAAACTCCACCCCGAGAATTGAACGACCACATTCTAGTGATCGATGCTATGAATATGTTAATTCGTAGTTTTTCTCTTCTCAAAGCAATGAACCCATCAGGCCATCATATCGGCGGTCTGGTTGGTTTTATGCGGTCTTTAGGATTTGTAACACGTACGTTTGACCCTACTAGGGTGATAGTAGTATGGGACGGTAAAGGAGGTTCTGCAAATAGAAAGAATATAGATCCTAACTACAAAGCACAACGAGCTACTTCAAGGATTACTCATTGGGGATTATATGATTCTAAAGCAGAAGAACAAGAAGCACTTATAGGACAGTTATTCAGAACACAAGATTATCTTGAATGCTTACCGGTACAGCAAATTAGTATGGAAAAACTTGAAGCTGATGATGTAATAGCGTATATAGCTAAAAGAGCATCAGTATCTAAAGTTAAAAAATGTACTATAGTTTCATCTGATAAAGATTTCCTACAATTAGTAGATGATACAGTTGAAGTATACGCTCCTATTAAGAAGAAGGTGTTTACGGAAGGGAATATATTCGACGAATTGAAGGTATTACCTGAAAATTATAACGTTGTAAAAGCGTTATTAGGAGATAACTCAGATAATTTAGCAGGTGTCAAAGGGTTGGGAATAAAAACTATAATATCAGAGTTTCCTGAATTAGTTGATAAACCGAATATGACCCTCCAGTACGTTTATGATGTATGTGCAGCTAAATTAGAAGAAAAGAAATTTAAAAAGATCTTTCCTAAAATTATAACGGAATGGGATCGTGTAGAAACTAATTTTAAATTAATGGATTTACATGAAACTTCGTTGGATATTAAAGAAAAAGATCATATATTAAATATAATAAAGAGTGACATACCCAATCTACAATCAGGGGCTTTTCTACATCTTTTAGATCAAGATAAGATCGAAGGGATTACTAAGAATACTGAAGGTTGGTTAGAGAACTTTAGAGGTTTAACGGTTATTAAAAAATAAGTTATAGATGACATTAAAAGCATTGAATCAGTATGGAAAAGGTTTCCAACTGAAGGTATTGGGCTCATTGCTAACAGACAAAAGTTTTCTTCTTAACGTCAGAGACGTACTTCAAGAAGATTATTTTGACTCAGACGCACACAAATGGATTATTAATCAGCTAGTAAACTACTTCGATAAGTACCATACTACTGTAACTATGGATGTACTAAAGGTAGAGTTACAGAAAGTTGATAATGATATATTAAAAGTAGCATTAAAAGAAGAATTACGTAACTCCTATGAAGCATCTCAAGATGATTTAAACTACGTACAGGAAGAATTTACAACTTTCTGTAAGAATCAAGAGATGAAGCAAGCTATTCTTAACTCTACTGATTTACTTAAAGCAGGAGATTTTGACGGTATTAGAAACACCATAGAAACAGCTATGAAAGCTGGTATGGATAAAAATATCGGGCATGAATATAATAAGGACGTAGAATCTAGGTATAGGACAGATTACAGACCTACAATTCCTACTCCATGGCCAACTTTAAACGAAGGTATTCAAGGAGGATTTGGTCCTGGTGATTTAGCCATAGTATTTGGTAATCCAGGAGGAGGTAAGAGTTGGACTTGTGTTGCAATGGCTGCTCATGCTGTCAAAATGGGGTATAAAGTAAACTACTATACATTAGAGCTAGGAGAAGACTACGTCGGTAAACGATTTGATTGCTACTTTACAGGGTACTCTATAGACGAAGTTAACAACCATAGAAAAGAGGTACAGAAGCACGTTGATAATTTAAAAGGTAAACTTATAGTAAAGGAATATGCACCTAAAGGAGCGACAGTGAATACAATTAAATCCCATATACAAAAGTGTATTGACATGGAGCATAAACCGGATTTAGTTGTTATAGATTATGTTGACTACTTAAGAGCACCTTCTAAAGGTAAATTCTCAGAACGTAAAGACGAAATAGATGATGTATTTATTGCTACTAAGGGACTAGCTAAAGAACTTAAGATACCGGTTATAACACCTTCTCAAGTAAATAGAATGGGTGCTAAAGATTCGGTTATTGAAGGAGATAAAGCAGCAGGTTCTTATGATAAAATGATGGTAGCCGATATGTGCTTCTCTCTTTCCAGAATGAAAGAAGATAAAGTACTAGGAACCGGTAGATGGCATGTTATGAAAAATAGGTATGGACAAGACGGTATGACCTATAACTTAAAAATGGACACTAATAACGGTCGTATAGAATTCGAAGGTAAGGCAGATATCGATGAACACTTAAATAACAACGATGGACCTACTTTTACGTTATCAAGAGAAAAAATGTCCGAACTTTTTGATAAAAAGTAAAATATATATGCTATTTATGGAAACATCTCCAATAGCTTATATAGCTTCCTCTGGAGATTTTTTTTGTCTAATCAATTAATCTAAATTAAAAAAATGAGTTTACTAAACGAACGCATAGTTTACAAACCTTTCGAATACCCAAAAGCATATGATTTTTGGCTTAAACAACAACAAGCTCACTGGCTACATACAGAAGTACCAATGTCACAAGATGTGACTGATTGGGCGAGTAATTTAAAAGATCACGAAAAAAATGTGATTGGAGGAATCCTAAAAGGATTTGCTCAAACAGAAACAATAGTAAATGATTACTGGTCTACTCTAGTAACTAAATGGTTTAGGAAGCCGGAAATAATAATGATGGGGACAACACTAGGTTCTAGTGAGACTATCCATGCAGAAGCTTACTCTTTATTGAATGAACAATTAGGATTAGATAACTTTGCAGAGTTTTTAGAAGATGAAGCAACTATGGCTAAGATTGAAAACCTTATGGAAGTAAGGGATGGCCATGACGGTACACCAAACTGGCATGATAGAGCAAAATCTTTAGCTATATTTTCTGCTTTTACCGAAGGAGTTAATTTATTCAGTTCATTTGCAGTCTTATTATCATTTAAAATGAGAAATAAACTTAAAGGAGTAGGACAGATAGTAGAATGGTCTGTACGGGATGAGAGTTTACACTCTGATGCAGGGTGTTGGCTATTTAGAACATTAATGAAAGAACATCCAGAATTTAAAACTCCGGAGTTAATAGCGGATATAGAATCAGCTGCAAAAGATGCTCTAAAGTTAGAGTTTGACTTTATTGATAAGATATTCGAAATGGGAGATTTAGAGAATTTAAAGAAAGGCGAGCTAAAGAACTTTATACGCCATAGGGTAAATACTAAGATGGCAGATTTAGACTTAAAACCAATTGTACCTTCTGAAGAAATAGATAAAGGAGCTTTAAAGACAATGAAATGGTTTGACGCAGTAATTGCAGGTAAGCAACATACGGATTTCTTTGCTAATAGAGTTACAAACTATGCAAAAGGACATATGGAATGGGACGCAGCAACAATGTTTTAATAAAATAATTTATGAGTACAATAGTAGATACTTCCAAATGGGAAGCAGGGAAAGATTACCCAGAATGGATGAATGAAGTGTCATTAGCAACTATATCAAAAGGATATTTGTTGACAGATGAAACCCCTAAAAAAGCATACAGAAGAGTAGCAGATACAATTGCAAAAAGACTGGATAGACCAGATCTTGCTAATAAGTTTTTCCGCTATATGTGGAAAGGATGGCTAAACTTAGCCTCCCCTGTACTATCGAACACCGGAACCGACCGAGGATTACCGATCTCATGTTTTGGAATTGATACGCCCGATTCAATTCGAGGTATTGGTTTAACCAATGCTGAACTAATGAGACTTACCTCCCTCGGCGGTGGTGTCGGTATAGGGTTATCTCGTATTAGAGGTAGAGGAGAAGAAATCGGGAATGGAGATATGGGCCAATCAGAAGGAGTAATTCCATGGGCTAAAATTTACGACTCTACAATATTAGCAACCAATCAAGGAGCAGTAAGAAGAGGTGCAGCATCAGTAAATTTGGATATAAATCACCCAGATATTAAAGAATACCTGCAGATACGAAGACCTAAAGGGGACCCTAACAGACAGTGTCTTAATCTACATCAATGTGTTGTAGTGGATGATGAATTTATGCAAAAATTAGAGCGTAGAGACCCTGAGGCTATGGGATTATGGGTAGAAATACTTAAATCTAGAGTAGAAACAGGAGAACCGTATATTATGTATAAGGACAATGTTAATAATGACAATCCACCTGCTTATGTTAAGAATAACTTAGATGTAAGCATGACCAATATATGTTCTGAGATAACTTTACATACCGATGAAGAACACTCTTTTATTTGCTGTTTATCGTCTGTTAATATTACTAAATGGCATGAATGGAAAAATACCGACTTAATAGAAACTTCAATATACTTTTTAGACGGAGTATTAGAAGAGTTTTTAGCTAAGACTTCAGGAAGAGATTCTTTAATTAGAGCTCATAGATCTGCTAAAAAAGGTAGAGCAATTGGATTAGGAGTATTAGGCTGGCATACATTCTTGCAGAATGAGAGAATACCTTTTTCATCTATAGCTGCAACATCTTATACTCATCAGATTTTCTCTCAAATTAAGAACCAAGCAGAAGCAGCATCAAGAAAATTAGCAGATGAGTACGGAGAACCACTTTGGTGTAAAGGTACAGGTATGAGAAATACTCATTTAATGGCTATAGCACCGACTGTATCTAACAGTACGATATCAGGAGGTGTATCAGCAGGAATCGAGCCAATACCAGCTAACGTATATACTTTTAATTCAGCAAAAGGAACTTTTATACGTAAAAACTCAGCATTAGAGAGTTACTTAGTAGATAGAGGCAGTAACACAGAAGAAGTATGGGATGCTATTATGAAAGATAGAGGTTCTGTTGCTAATCTACCGGAAGATATTATGCCATTAGAAGATAAACCTATATTCTTAACTTTTGCAGAAATAAATCAATTAGCACTAGTAGAACAGGCAGCAGTTAGGCAAAAATATATTGACCAAACACAGTCTTTAAATTTAGCTTTCGACCCAACAGATTCACCTAAATTTATTAACTTGGTACATCAAACTGCATGGAAGTTAGGAATTAAAACCCTATACTACTTAAGAACAGATTCAGTAATCAACGGAGATATAGGTTCTAGAACATCAGAAGACTGTTTAAGTTGTGATGGATAAAATATAATTTATGATATATACAATTTTAATAATACTTCTCCTAGTGAGCCTAGGAGGAGTTACTTTTCTCTACAAAAAAAAGATAGCAAATTTAAAAGCCGACTTTGAAAGAGAAAGAGCAGAGATAAGAAGAGATGCTAAAAAAAGATCAGGAGCTGTACAATGGGGTAAGACTATAGAACACTTCGTACCATTTATGTCTGACTTTCCAGTACCTCCAGAAGACTGTACGTTTTTAGGTATGCCTATAGATTATGTTGCTTTTAAAGATACGGGAAGTAAGAATAAATGCTCGGTTCATTTCGTAGAAGTAAAGAGCGGTAGTGCGTTCCTTATGGGAAAACAGAAAAATATAAAAAAGGCAATTGAAGAAGGTAGAGTGTTTTGGCATGAAATAGCTGTTGATGGAAATAGTGTAAAATAGTTGTTTTATACTGTTATTTTTCTTATATTATTATATAATCATAAATCAAAGTTATATGTCAAAAAATTCAACAAAGCAACTCTATACACAGACTATGGAATGGCTAAAAACTAGAGGAATCAAAACTTCAAACACTACAGCTAAAAAATCAAGATTTAACAACTATAAAGACAGAGGTAGAAAATGATTAAAGTAATTAAATTTTATGCAGATTGGTGTGGACCTTGTAGAGTCTACGCTAAAACTTTTGATAAAGTATCAGAAGAGTTGAAAGACAAGTACGATTTTGTTAATATCAATGTTGAAACAGATACAACAGGATTAGCTGCAGAGTACAAAGTTAATGGAATACCTACAACTGTTGTTATAGACGGTGATAAGGTTAAATCAGAATCCGGAAGGATGGATGAAAAAAGATTAAAAGCTTTCATAGGTAGTGAATAGAAATATAGTTATAGCGTTTATACTTTTTATGATAGCCCAGGGTATGATTTGGTATCAGACTAACTCTCAGTTTTTTAGTAGCTGGGTTAAGGAGAGACCACTTCTAATGGCTTGTTTAGGTATACCTATTAGCTACATTTTAATTTATGCATCAAGGTACGTCGTAGCAGGATTCGATGGATTATTATGGCCCGGTAGATTAATAGGATTTTCTACAGGTATGATAATAATGGCGATCCTGACTTACGTTCACTTAGGAGAAGGCATCACAGTCAAAACAGGAGTTACACTATTACTTGCATTTATAATAGTAATGGTACAATTATATTGGAAATAAAAATAAATTTAAGTTATGTTAAGAAGACCAGATTCTATCCCCGCTGGGGACACAATTATTGAAGATTCGGTTATGGAACCGTTCTTTATCGCTAAATCAACTTCAGGAGGTTATACTTTATACGAAAGAGTAATCAAAGGAGAAAATAACACACACTACATTAAAACCATATGCTACCCAGCAACTTTTAACCAAGCGCTGAAATCAGCCTGTAGAGAGTTACTCAATAGTAAAAGTAAGCACTACGGGTCAATAAAAGAGTATATTAATGAGTGGAAAGTAATACAAGAGAGAATATCATCTTTTACAAATATAGATTAATATGTCAGTTCCTATAGATATTTTTTATTGGAGAGTTGAAGTTGATGGAGAAGAGTGGATAGTAGATGGAAAAGAAATTAAAGAAGTAATTAGAAAAGTTTTAGCAGAGGAACCATCAGCAGAGATAGATTTAATAGAAAAAACAAATATAAGTAAAGTTGTATTTTAGTAATATTTTTAATATATTATAATTAACATTTTAGCGTTAGCCTATACGCGAAATACCTGGCAAAAATTAAATAAATAAATTATGGCACATTGTGTAGTTAGTTTAAGTGGTGGAATGGATAGCAGCACCCTATTGTTAAGAGCTATCGAAAAGTACGATACCGTAACTGGTATCTCATTTGACTACGGTCAAAAACATAGAGTTGAACTTGAAAGAGCTCAATCATTAATTAATTACCTAGCAGATAAAGGTCACAAAGTAAATTATCGTCAAATTAAATTAGACGGATTAGTAGATTTACTAGATTCGGCTTTAACCGAAGGAGGTAAAGATGTACCAGAAGGACATTATGAACAAGATAATATGAAAGAAACTGTTGTTCCTAATAGAAACAAAATGTTCGCTTCTATTACTCAAGCAGTAGCTTTGTCAGTAGCAAATAAAACAGGAGAACCTTGTGATATTGCTCTAGGTATACATGCTGGTGATCATGCAGTTTATCCTGATTGTAGACAAGAATTTAGAGATGCAGATGATGCAGCTTTTAGAATTGGAAACTGGGATGCTGACAGAGTAGGGTACTTTACGCCTTATTTAGATACTGATAAATTAGGTATTTTAATAGACGGTGAAAAATTATGTGATGAACTTGGGATCAACTTTAATGAAGTTTATAAAAGAACAAACACATCGTATAAACCTTACCCAAGCGGTAACTCAGACTATAAATCTGCTTCTTCTGTAGAGAGAATTGAAGCATTTATCGCACTAGGGAGACCTGATCCAGTTCAATACGAAGATGAAACAGGAGAAGTTGGATATGAAGTTGCTAGAAAACACGTTGAAAACGTTTTATCTGCATATTTATAAGCTCATGTTAATTAATTAAGATAAAGTAATGAGTACTACAAGCGATCAACAAAACGGTCAACCACACACTAATGATACTAGAAATACTTTTAATAAAAGGGTAAGTAGGTACATTATGTTAGGCAGCACTAAAAAAGTACAATGGGACGGTAGAAGAAGAAACCGTTCCATTTAACTAAAATTAAGTTATATGAAATTATTTATTTTAGCTGTAACGACAGTATTGGCTACTATATACCATGCTGATCCAGCACAGACTAACGCAGACTATTTAACCACTGCTTCTCTTAAGAAAATAGATGAAAGTAATCCTGCAGGTCATAGGTGGATTGCTGTCTCTAGAGATTTAGAAAAACTAGGCTTTACTATGGGGACTAGGGTATGTATAGAAAATGCTGGAGAGATGGATGGTGAATGGACTATTGAAGATCGTATGAATAAGAGATGGACAAAACGTATTGATTTTTTAGTAAATAAAAGTATGAAGTACGGTAAGTGGGGTAATGTTAAAATATATGTAATAGAAGAGTAAATGAAAAAAGGTACTAAACATCTTATCATAATAGGACACCCAGACCAAAAATCATTCTGTTACAACGGCATTTATAAAACTATCATAAGACAGATGAATAAGTATAAATCGAACTATAAGGTTATTGATTTATATGAAGATAAATTGCACAGAGATAAAGTAGACTTGATAAAAAACTATAAACAGTTAGTTACTTGGTCAACACATATGTACTTTGTTTCACCAGTTTGGTGGTTTAGGTTAACTCCTAAATTAGAAATGTTTTTTGATGAAGTATTCACACCAGGGTTTGCATATAAGTTTGTTCCAATAATTGGAAAGTATGCATACCCTAAACCGTTCTTCAGTAATAAGAAAGTAAGAACCTACATTACACACGGAGCTCCAAAGTTACCAGTTATTACCCTATACTTAAACTCTGTAAAGCTCAGACTAGTTATGGGAGTATATACATTTGTATTTGGCTGGAACCTAAACAGGTGGACTAAGACAAAGCAATTCTGGTCTGTACCGTTTGTATCTAAAGAAAAACGAAGTAAATACTTAAGAACAGTAAAAGAAGATATCAGAAAAGATTTAGGACTATGAAAAAACTAAAAAAGAGTTACTGGAACTACTACCTTAGGAACATGGTTAGAGATAGAAGACTGACCCCGGCCGAACGTTTAGGTACAAGAGTAGGGTATATGGGAGTTGGATTCTTAATAGCAGGACAATGGACACTAAATCCAGCTATGTATGTAATAGGTTTTGGATGTGTCTTAATACAGGTAGCAATTCGTAGACAGTGGAACTTAGTAGCTCTACAGTTAAACGGTTTAATTGCCTGGACGATACATTTTATAAATTCGTTATAAAAAAACGTATATTTAGTTGGATATAAGGAATATTCTGACTATATTATATTATAGGTAATAATTAGTGTCGTAGCACCACTTTAAAAACACACGTATGAGAGAAGAAATACACAATGAGTTATGGGATAGAGAAAATAGAGACTCTATCAAAATCGACGGACAGAAGATACCTGATCCGAAATTACACCAAAGAATATCTTTTATTAAATCAGCTATTAGAATGGGGGCATGTGCTTTCGGATTCTTTGGTATGTTTGAAGTAGGGTTTATTGGACTATTTTTAGCAGAAATAGTTGGTATTGGTGAAGAATTAGTTTAAATTAAAGTTATGGGAAAATTTCAATCAACAAAAGTATTTGACGGGTACTCTACTGTATTTCGTCAATGGAAAGCAACAACTACACATTGTTCAAAACTACACGGATATGGTGTATCATTTAAGATATGGTTCGAAGGAGAGTTAGATGAGAGAAACTGGGTCTGGGATTTCGGAGGAATGAAAAGAGCTAAAGGAACTATAGAAAAGATGACACCTAAAGCATGGATGGACTATATGTTTGACCATACCTTTTTAGTAGCTGAAGACGATCCATTTAAGGAGTCTTTTATGCAAATGGATTTAGCTAAAGTAGCTCAAGTACGAATAGTTCCGGCAACAGGAGCAGAGAGCTTTGCTAAATTTATATACGAAAGTATAAATCCATTTATAGAAGAAGAAACCGGCGGTAGAGTTAAGATAACAAAAGTAGAATTTAGAGAACACGCTAAAAATAGTGCAATTTATGTCGCATAAACAATTAAAAAGAATAGAGGATTACGATAAGAATCTGCCTATTGTAGAAATATACACAGCAGTACAATCAGAAGGATCAAGAGCTGGTTACCCAACAGTAGTAATTAGAACAACAGGATGTACACATAGATGTTATTTCGGTGAAGGAGGATGGTGCGATAGCTGGTATACAAGCATACACCCAGAAAAAGGGCACTTTAACTTTAAAGATATTATTAAAGCATATGAAGATAATCCTCATATAAAAGAAATGATGTTAACTGGTGGTTCACCAACAATGCATCCAGCCTTAGTAAACGAATTAACACACTTTGCACATGAAAACAATATATTCATTACTATTGAAACTGAGGGATCTCATTTTCTTCCTACCGATTATCCTATTAATTTGCTTAGCATTAGTCCTAAGTTTAGTAATAGTGTCCCCGTTGTTGGTGTTGAAACTCCTCAGGGATCCATTACAGACGAAAGAATGGTAAAACGTCATAATAAGTTTAGACTTAATTACGAAGCAATAAAACAATCAATTGATTATCATTCTGATTACCATATTAAACCCGTATGGGACGGTAAAGATGAGGGAGCATTATCCGAGATTATGGAATGTATTGATACCTTAGAAGTACCTCAACATAAAGTTTGGTTTATGCCTGCCGGAGATTCTAGAGAAGCCCTATTCAAATCTTATCCCGTATTATTTGATTGGGTAAGAGATAATGGATATAGAATGACTTGGAGACCTCATATCATCGCTTTTGAAGACCAACGTGAAGTATAGTGGATAAAAAAGAGGCATTAGAAATATTAGAAAATATAGCAGAAAACATTAATACATGTTGTGCAATCACTATGGAACCAGATGACGTTTTAGTACTATGTGATAAACTAAAAATATATATAGAGAATGATTAACTTAAAAGAATTAATAGAATCAGCAGGTCCAGGTAGACTAGATCATACGATTACTATAGAAGGAAGCCCAGTTTGGGACTATAAAATGGGAGACGTACATACTGTATTTCTTATATCAGAAGACCCTTGGGAAGGTGTAGAAGAAGAGTACGTAACTTTAAAAGAATTAAGAAAGTACATAGTAGACAGCTTCATACCTTTCGAATCAGTAAAATTTAAAACAGAAGCAGATAGAGAATTAATTAAAAGTTATAAATGGGAAGAAAAGCAATTAATTTTATCACATTACTAATACTAATACCTTTTGTAAGTGTTAGTCAAGTAGTAGAAGTAGAAACAAAGATATACAAAGTATTATACGATCAAGATTTAAAACAACCTCTTGAAGTTAGTTATACAGTACTATGTCCGAAAGGAGAAGCCGACAGAGCAGGAATGGATTTTAGAACTGTTCCTAATATAGTCACATCCACACCAGAGGACTATTCTAATAATGTATGGGATAAAGGACATTTAGCTCCTGCAGCAGCATTTAGCTGTACTAAGGAGATGTTAAGAGAGACGTTTCTATACTTTAACTGTGCTCTTCAACATGAAAGCTTAAATAGAGGGGTATGGAATAGGTTAGAACAATTCGAAAGAAGTCTAGCTAATTTTTATCAAGTTGAAGTAACGATAGAGGTGTTATTTGACGATAAGGTAAGAAGAGTTCCTACAGGAGCAGCAATACCTAAGGAATTTATAAAGACTATAAAATTCGGTGATAAGAATTTAAAATTTAGATTTCCAAACTCTAATACATCAGGAACGGATTGGATTGATTACTTAATAGACTAAAAAATGACAGAGAAAGAATTTATTGACTGGATAAGAGGTTATGTAGACGGAGTTCATACATACTCAGTTTCACCTAAGCAATGGCAATACCTAAAAGATAAAGTTAGGAGTATATCTACAGGCTCTACTAGATACACTATAGATAGTGACAAATGGACAACTAACATAGCATGACAATGGAACCAAAGAAAATTTACATTACCTGGGAGAAGGTTAACGAACTATTGGATAAAGTATATGATCAATGCAAAGGGGAGATATCATTAGTAACAGGCGTACCTAGAGGAGGTACAATATTAGCAATACTATTTTCACATAGATTCAATATACAGTATACTCCTTATATGAGCAACCACTATCCTAGCATGCTTATCCTAGACGATATAGCAGATTCAGGAAAAACATTTCAAGACTTAGAAAAAGACTTTCCTAAACCTAAGTACGGAGCACTACATTACAAAAATATCTCAGTATTCGAACCCGACTACTATGCAGAGGAAATAGATGAAGATTATGGTTGGATAGTATACCCTTGGGAGAAAAAAGATTCAAATACTATTCAAAATTATTTGGAGAATTAAAATAAATTACTTATATTATTATTATATTAATGAGTCGTAGAACCTCAAAAAAAACAATTAAAATTTATGCCTAAAAAGTTTATAGACGGAACAGAATTAGTAAAAGCAGGATATGCAAACGGTATATCAAGCCAATTAGCAGAGAAGCAAAAAGCAGAAGGACCTGAAGCTAGGTTAACTGAACATGAGAAACAAGTAATTATAGAAAGAGCAGCAAATGCGTATGCAGATTTTCTAACTGCATTAGGATGTGATTATAAAGACGATCCTAATTCATCTGATACTCCTCATAGAGTAGCAAAAGCATACGTTAATGACTTATGGGCAGGAAGGTATAACCCTTTAGACCGTATTACAGCATTTCCTTCTGATGGATACGATGGTATTGTACAGGAGAGTAATATCCCAGTAACTTCTATGTGTTCTCACCATCACCAAGCTATTAGAGGTACAGTAAGTATAGCTTATATAGCTTCAGAAGACGGTAAAGTAGTAGGACTATCTAAGTTAAATAGAATAGTAGAGCAATTCGGTAGAAGAGGTGCAATACAAGAGCAACTAACTGTAGCGATACATAATGCTGTAGATAAGATATGTGAAGGTAATTTAGGAGTAGCAGTACAGGTAAATGCTACTCACGCATGTGTTTCATGTAGAGGAGTTAAACATGGTGGAGCATCAATGCAAACAGCTAAATTAACAGGAGCATTTTTACACGAAGATTCAGCTAAAGCAGAATTTTATAAGAATATAGAACTAGCTTCAATTTGTAAACATTAAAAACTATGGAAGGAAAACAATTATCATTATTCCCTATACTAGATGCTATGTCTGAAAAAGACTATGTACCTTTTGTTAGTGAAGTAGAAACATTTAACAACACCTTTAATAAACCTAATAACTATGAACCTACTATACCGGCTAAGAAAGAGTGGCAATTCGTATATGACTTCATACTCGAAGAACTTGAAGAATATAGAGAAGCTTGCGAAAACGGGGACATTGTGGAAGTTTTGGACGCTTTGTGCGACATTGCTTATGTTTCCCTTGGGAACGGTACTATGCTACATGGCCTTAAGAATCAGATATGGCCAGCATATCAAGAGGTACAAGCAAGTAATATGTCGAAGGCTTGTAAAACTGAAGAAGAAGCCATACGCAGTGTCAGCAAAAGAACTCAGGAACAAGGTGAGGCCTGCCATTTTGAGAAGATTGATGAGGGACGGTATATTGTCTATAGAACACGTGACAAGAAGGTAATGAAAAGCATTAATTACTTCAGACCAAATTTAAAACAATTCTTTTAGTATGGTCGATTTAACTAAACATAAGATATATGTAGATAGCCATAAAATGGATATGGTGCCACTATCTATAGCAATTAAAGCAGTTGAAGAAGCAAGCACACCGGAAGTAGAAAAATATGCAGAAGAATTTGAAAATGCAATGGCAGAATTACATAACTCAATAAAGGATATAAAATTAGATGATTAGAATAGCTCATGAGAGTCCCAAAAGTATTTTCAACGATGTACAAAAGTATACAGATTACGATTACGCATTAGTACACTTATTAGAAGAAGATAAGGAATATTTAGAACAGTTTAAGGAAGCAGTAAAAAAGGGTAGAGAAGTAATACTTGATAACTCTATTTTTGAATTGGAAGAAGCATTCGATGCTGATAAATTTGCACATTGGATTAATGAACTAAGACCTACATGGTATATAGTCCCAGATGCCCTCGAAGATACTAAAAAGACTATGAGTCAAATGGCAAGCTGGAATATGCATTACTCCGATTTAGTGCATGGAAAAAAGATAGGAGTAGTACAGGGTAAGACATATAAGCAGATAGTAGCATGTTACGAATATATGGATAAAATTGCCGATGTAGATATGATCGCAATATCTTTTGATTATTCGTATTATACCGATTCTATACCTCATCCTAACAAGTACGTTAGTTGGATGCTAGGACGTATTAAGCTACTAGGAGATTTAGTAAGAGACGGTATTATAAATGAAAATAAACCTCATCACTTACTAGGCTGTGGCTTACCTCAAGAGTTTTCATACTATTCTCAATACCCTTGGATTTATTCTCTAGATACTAGTAATCCTGTCGTACATGGCATTAAAGGTATACCATACGGTTCAGATGGATTATTCTCAAAAGAAAGACAAAAGCTTCATGAGCTTATTAATTTTGAAGTGGAAGATACGAACTTGATTTTAAATAATATTCATAAATTTAAATGGCTTACAAATGGAAAGAGAGCAGTATAAGGTAGGAGATAAAGTAAAATTTAGTTTTATTGGTCAAGTAGAAGTAGGAGTGATAGAAACAATAAGCGAAGGTAATGTGAACTTCTCTAATTTCAATACTAAGTATAGTATAAGAAGTGGAAGACACCTGTACCCTGTTTCTTATGAAGGTATAGAAAGTATAATAAAATGAGAAAACCCTGGATAGCATTCTTCAGTCAAACTGGTTCGGAAATAGTGGACATAGCTAATGCATTAGGCTACTGGCCTGATGCTATAATAACTAACGAAAGGCCTTCAAATATTAGGAAGATTAATAGCGATTTACTAGAACAGAATTTATTAGCAACAACAATAAATAAGCCCCTAGTAGAGGATTATGAAGAAGTTATAGGTTTCTATAAGGATCCTATAATAACACTACATGGATGGTTAAGAATTATGCCTCCTTCTATATGTGAAAAGTACAGCATATTTAATGGACATCCAGGACTTATTACAGAGTATCCGGAACTTAAAGGTAAAGATCCACAGATTAGAGCATTTGAAGGAAAATACCCAGTTATGGGATGCGTACTCCATAAAGTAGATGCAGGTGTAGACGAAGGTAAAATACTAGCAGAGGAAAGATTTAATGCTTTCAATATTACGGAAGAAGAGATGTGGAAGGTAACTAGAGATAGATCTCTATTTCTTTGGGTAGACTTTCTTAATAAAGCAGTTGGAAAGTAATTTATAATTTCGTATATTATATATAAATAATAAAAGGTTTTATGGTAAATAGAGTTGCATTAGTAGGAGCAAGTAGTACGGGTAAGACTACGGTTTACGAATTACTTAAAAATAAACTACCTAAATACGAGTTCATAAATGAATCGACTAGATCAGTAGCAGAGTATGGATTTCCTATTAACGAGAAAGGCACTTCAAAAACTCAGCTTGCTATTAGTAGCTTTCATTTAGAAGCTTTACTACGTCCAGGAGACTTACTACTTGATAGATGTTATATGGACCTAATGGTATATTCTAATTTTATGCCAGGTATAGATGCTCCAAGTCACTCGTATATTGAAGATACTTGGAATAGAGTTAAAAAACAATATACACATTATATTTACTTTCCTATTGAATTTAAATCGGTTGACGACGGAGTAAGGAGCGTTAATGAAGAATGGAGAGTAAAGATTGATAAAGAATTTAAATTACTTCTTGATGGAGTAAGAAAACCCTACCTAACTGTAACAGGGTCACCATTGCAGAGAGTTGAACAAATATTAGAATATATTAATTAAAATTATGGCAGACGTTAAAAATTATCAAGAAGTAGTTGATATTGCTTCTAAGCATTTAGGAAAAGTAGGAGGAGATGGTTATAAGGATACTTACTCTCCTGAATTATTAGTAAAAGTACCTAGGTACTTAAATAGAGAAGGTTACGGACTTACATCTGAAAGCTTTGTAGGAGTAGATACTTGGAATTGTTATGAAGTATCAGCAATTACTTCTAAAGGATTACCGGTTTCAGGTATGTTAAAAATTGTATGTCCTTCGGATAGCGAATACCACGTAGAATCGAAGTCAATTAAATTATATCTCAACTCATTTAATATGACCCATATAGGAGATAACTCAGCAGACTGTATGGCAGTTATAGAAGCTAGAGTAAAAAGAGATTTAGATGAGTTACTAGAAACTAGTACTACAGTTTCCTTTTATGAGTCTTCAGATGAAGGTAAAGCTATTTCATTTGAAGGATACTCAGATCTTGGAGATATAGTAGATTTAGATCAAATAGATTTTATACAATATAAATCAGATTCTTCTCAACTATTAATAGAAGATAGAGTTGATGAACCTATAGAGATTAAGTTAAAATCTAACTTACTTAGATCTAACTGTAGGGTAACTAACCAGCCAGATTGGGGAGATGTATTTATTAAAATTAAAGGAAGAGATATTCCTGCAGCAGATGCACTTGCTAAATATATTGTTAGTCATAGGACTGTAAGTCATTTCCATGAAGAGATTTGTGAAATGGTGTTTAAACACTTAATGGATGCTTATAAGCCGGAACAGTTAATGGTATCATGTCTGTATACTAGAAGAGGTGGATTAGATATTAATCCTATAAGAGCAACTCATCAAAGTTTAATACCAGACTTCTTTACAAATACAGATTATAGAATAGAAAAAACTTTAAGACAGTAGTATGGAAAATGTAAAATTACAAGAAGAACTTGACAGTTTAAAATTTAATGGAAAATCACCATTAGATGCAACATTTTCGCTTTTTGATTACTTAGGACAAAAAGCAGGTCCTGAGCTAGGAAAAGACGTATATAAAACAGCATTAAGAGAAAAAGAACCAACAGCTGTACGAGAGATTAGCAACAAAGCGTATACAGGTAAAGTGATGTTATATAGAAAAGAATTTTTAAAAGAATACTTTGATGCAAAAAGAAATAGTAGAACATAACGAACTTATAGCAGAAAGAATACCTCCAGGGGATAAATGGGAGCTAGTCATTGATAAGGATAACCTTATTGATGGCTTAGTACCTACCCTTACACAGTATATGAGAAAGACTAAATTTAAAGGACACTACAGATTAGAACCTTTGAATGGAAAGCTGTTTGCTATAAAAACAGAGGAGATAACCATAGAAGAACCGATACCAGAAAAGTTCGATCTTTATGGAGAATACTAGGAGAGAAGTTGCTTAATCGCAACTTTTTTCTTATATTTAAATATAAATAAGGTTATATGAAAACAGTAGAATACTGGAAGCAAAAAGGTTTTATAAAGATCGGCTCTATCTTTTCTAGCGATAGACTCAAGCAAGGTGTAGATGTAAATTTTGAAATAGACAAAGAAGATTGGAATAAACAACCAGGAGTATACCTAATATGCTCTAACGACGGTGTAGTTTTAAAAATAGGACAATCAGCTAATATCTTCCATAGAATAAATACACAGTACAAATGTATATCTAATTCAGGTAATATTAGAATTAGAGAAAGTATTAAAACTAATTACAATTCAGTTAACATTTACGCTTTCAAAACTCCTAAACAAAAAGTTTGTTTATTGGATTATTCTTTTTATATTAATTATCAGAAAGGATTAGAAGAAGCTATGCTTCATGATTATTTTAATAAAGTAGGCGATATACCTGCTTTAAACATGCAACGAAATTAATAAAAGGTTATATATGCAAATAGAAAAAAAGTATTACACAGTACAAGACTCAGAGACGTTAAAGTTAATGTTCCAACATATAGAAGAATCAGAAGTGATTGCTATAGATACGGAAACTACTTCGTTAAATATGAGGAAAGGAAAGATAGTAGGATGGTCTATTTCCGGAGCAGAAGGTATAGGGTTCTATCTTCCTACACTTGTATGGAGTCATGAAGCAAATGAATTGCAAGTACAGGAAATTAACGGTCAAAGTACAGAAGTGATTTCTAAGAACTTACTTAAAATGTTAAAAGGTAAGAAGCTAGTAATGCATAATGCTTCGTTTGACTGTAGGTTTATTAAGAACTACTTTGGAGTAGATTTATTAGAAGATTTATGGGTAGAGACTTTACTACTAGTTCATACAGTTCAGGAAGAAGGTGCTGGTATGGGAGTATTTGGTCTTAAACCTCTAGCTATATCAGTTCAGGAGCATATAGGATTAGATGTTGAAAAAGCTGCTAACGAAGAGCAAATAGAGTTAAAAGACTCTATTAAGAAAAATGGTGGGGAAGTAACTAAAACTAACTTTGAAATTTATAAAGCAGATCTTGATATACTTTCTAAGTATGCTTCTGCAGATACGGATTTAACGTTACGCTTATGTAATTACTTCTTAACTAAACTTAAAGAAGAGAATTTAGAGAAGTTCTTTTTCGAAGATGAGGTAATGCCTATATACAAAGAAGTAACTATACCTATGGAAGACTACGGAGTAGATTTAGATATGGACTTACTGCAAGAAACTCATGATAATATAGTTAAAGACTTACAAGAGAATAAAGGAGTAGTTATGAAGAGCTTATTAGCAACTTCTGAAGCTAAAAAATGGGTGATGAATACTGCATTCGATAATTTTCCTCCTAACCATAAGGGTAGCTGGGCTCAAAAGCTTGCTGAAAGGTATTCACTATCTTTACCTAAATCGGAAAAGACTGGTAAATACTCTCTTACTCAAAAGAATATTGAAGAGCTAGAAGATAGTCCTGCAAAGCAATTCCTACTAACAGGCGATAACTCAGTACTAGAGGAAATAGAAATAGCTCGTATTTCTATGTCGCTTTGGAAAGAGAAGAATGATGGAGAGTATATTAATATACAGTCTAAAAAGCACTTAGGTGAGATTGTATTTAACTATATGGGGATTAAAGCTAAGAGTAAAACTAGAAAAGGTCAAGCTCAGTTTGATATGGATATGTTAGAGAGCTTAGCTAAGACCTATGCTTGGGCTGAAAACTTGAGAATATATAATAAACTACTTAAGATTAAATCTACGTATGTTGATAGGTTTATAGATAATAGCGAAGACGGTAGATACTACTTCTACTTTAAACAACACGGAACTGTATCAGGCCGTTACGGTTCGGATGCTCAACAGCTTCCTAAACCTAAAGAAGAAGGAGAAGATGCTCCGATCATTGTTAAATATACTAATATTGTTAGAGCATTTTTAATTGCTGGAAAAGATAGAAAGGTAATAGATTCGGATTACGAATCGTTAGAACCTCATTGCTTCGCCTCAGTTACAGGAGATGTAAAATTACAGGAGATATTTAATAATGGTTGGGATTTCTACTCTACCGTAGCTATACAAACTGAAGAGCTAAAAGGAGTATCTCCAGATAAAAAAGCTGATAATTACTTAAAGAAGTTAGACCCTGTTAAGCGTAATCAAGCTAAGGCTTATTCATTAGGTATTGCTTACGGTATGGAGGCTTATGCTTTGGGTATGACTTTAGGGATACCTACTAAAGAAGCAGAAAAACTAGTAGCAGGTTATTTAGATGGTTTTCCTGATTTGAAGAAGTGGAGAGAAGATTCTAGATTGCAAGTTAAAGCTCATGGATATATTAAAAACTATGTAGGACGTATTAGACACCTACCTAAGGTTACTAAAATATATGAGAAGTTCGGAGAAAGAATAATGGACTGGAGATTTAGAAATCAACTGTCTGACCAATACGGTAAGGATCAAGTACTTCAGGTATATAGAGATTATAGAAATGGTTTGAATAACTGTTTAAACTTTCAGCTTCAGTCATTAGCAGCATCTGTAGTGAATAGAGCAGCATTAAAGATTAACCGTAAGGCTAAGGAGATGAAAATTGATGCAATCGTACAAGCACAGGTTCATGATCAACTTATAATTAATATTAGGGAAGATCAAGCAAAAGACTTTGCCCCTATAGTACAGGAGATAATGGAGAATAACCTAGTACTACCTGGAGTTACGTTGAAAGCTCCTCCTGAAATAGCAGACAATTGGAAAGAAGGACATTAAAAGCAAATTACGGTCTATTTATATTAAAGAGAATTGACCCTAGAGCGATTTTTTTTTATTAACATGAGTAGCTTAGGCACTCGCAACACTATATGATATGAGTACATTATTTTTAAATGAACGGTCTCCGTTCGACATTTTAGTTAGAAATCTTTTTCAAGAAGCTGGCAAATTTTCTCCGCTAGCACACGACACCAAAGTAGCCCATCCAGTAGACGTTATCGAAGCTCCAAAAGGAGTTCAGATAGATATTGCTTGTACAGGAATCCCAAAAGAAGAAATTGAGATTATTGTAGATGGAAACAATCTTAAGGTAAATTACGAAAAATCCAAAGTGAAGGAAGAAACAAAATACTTACATAGAGGTATTGCAAAACGTTCCTTTAACCTAGGATGGAAAATCGACAGCAAATACGACTTATCAAAAGCCGAAGCAAACTTTATTAATGGTTTGTTGAAGATTGATATTCCGTTTGCTAAAGGATCTGCACCAAGATCTTTGAAAATTAAATAGGTTTTATCCGCTCTAGGGTTTGATTTTCGAAAAATAGTTCGTATATTAATTTAATAAATAAAAACAGTTATAAATGAGTAAAACACTTATTCCACAGAATGACCGTGTACTGATTAAGCCTATAGATGAAGGCGAGCAGATGTATGGCAATATTGTAATCCCTGATATGGGTAAAGAAAAGCCGGAAATGGGCGAAGTCCTAGAAATAGGACCGGGTAGATTATCTGAATTTGGACATTTCATTGCAGTTAATGCAAAAGTAGGAGATATAGTCTTAGTTCCAAAAATTGGTACATTACGTATTGACTTTGAAGGAGACGAGTACTACATAGTACAGGATAGAGAAATATTAGCAACAGTTAAAGAAAGAGATAATGGATAAGAAAATCGTATTTTCATCAGAAGCAAGAGAAGAGTTACTTAAAGGAGTTAACAAACTAGCAGACGCTGTTGTAGCTACACTAGGACCATCAGGCCGTAACGCAATAATAGAACAAAACCAAGGCAACCCAGTATCAACAAAAGATGGTGTTACAGTTGCTAAATCTATAGACTTAGAAGATAGAGTAGAAAATATAGGAGCACAATTAGTTAAACAGGCTTCTATTAAGACTGCTGATCAAGCTGGAGACGGAACTACCACGTCTACATTATTAGCAAGAGAAATATATAAGCAGGGTATTGAAAGAATGACCAGTGCAGTAAATGCTGTAGATATCAAGAGAGGTATCGACGATGCAGTAGAAAAGACAGTAGAATTTTTAAAAGAGTATTCAAAAGATATTACGGACGAAGAACAGCTAAAACAAGTCGCTACCATATCAGCTAACAACGATACAGAAGTTGGTGAGTTAATTTCCACAGCCATGGACAAAGTAGGACGAGACGGTGTAATTACTATCGAAGAATCAAGAACAGGAGAAACCTACCTAGAAACGGTAGAAGGAATGCAATTTAGCAGAGGTTATAAGTCTCCTTACTTTGTTACAGATAATAATACAATGCAAGCTGTTCTTCGAGATCCGTTAATATTGATTGTAGACAAGCGACTAAACCAGGTTAAAGAAATACTACCTATCTTAGAAGCAGTATCTCAACAAAATAAATCATTAGTACTTATTGCCGATGATATAGACGGAGAAGCGTTATCTACTCTTGTGGTAAATAAGATGAGAGGTATTCTTCAAGCAGTAGCAATTAAGGCACCTGCATTCGGAGATCGTAAGAAAGCAATGTTAGAAGATATTGCAGTACTAACAGGAGGTACGGTTATATCACCTGAGAAAGGAATGCGATTAGATAAGTTTGACTCTGCCTGGTTAGGTACTGCTAAAAAGGTAGTAGTAGGAAAAGAAACTGCTACCATCATCGATGCACAAGGAGAAGAAGAAGCTATTCATTCAAGAGTTGAAGAATTAAAATCTCAAATTGATGAAAGTTCTTCTAACTATGAAATTGAAAATCTACAAGAAAGATTAGCAGCATTTATCGGAGGTGTAGCGATTGTACATGTAGGAGGTCATACTGAAGTAGAGATGAAAGAAAAGAAAGACAGAGTAGATGATGCTCTTCATGCAACAAAAGCAGCTTTAGAAGAAGGAATTTTGCCTGGAGGAGGAATCGCATTACTTAATGCATCTAAATACTTGTCAGGTATCATCGGAGACATTTCAGTTAAAGATCAACAAACAGGTTACGATATAGTTATTCAGTCAATTGAAAAACCATTCTTCCAGATATTAGAAAACGCAGGATACAGTAATGTTAATGCAGGAGACGTAGAAGAGTCAGTTCTAACTTCTGAAGGAGATACCTGGGCAGGATATGATCCAAGAAAAGAAGAGGTAGTTAATATGTTAGAAGCCGGTATTATTGACCCTACAAAAGTAACCAGGCTTGCATTAGAAAATGCTGCATCAGTAGCCGGAACTATGTTAATAACAGAAACGGTTATCTCAAATATTAAAGAGAAAGAAAATAAAGGTATTGATCCTAACATGATGATGTAATGTCAAATATAACAGTTAGAGAATATACAAATGAGTACGGCCTTAAAGACAAATGGACGTACGATGGGGATAGGTTGATAAAGACAGAAATGGCTTATCCTAAAACTAAGTTAAATAAAAAACGTAAAATTATGAGTGCAAAACAAGATTTATTCGAACAAATTGCAGAGCAGTTTAACATTCTTCAAGAAAATAATGAAGGATCAACTAAGACATCACAAGCTAAAGCCCGTAAGGCAGCAGGAGAGATTAAGAAATTAATTACTCCTTATAAGAAAGCTAATATGGACGAGGTTAGGTAGGTGAGTGGGAGGGGGCGTTTTTCTCTCTCCGACGAAGTCGCCACGCGCGAATTATCAAGGCCCTTCCGGAAACGGCTAGGGCTTTTTTTTCGTAAATAAGTTGAATGTTACTCCAATGGCAAGTCCTCCGTAAGTAGTGGCTAATAAATCACGTTTATCAAAGCGATTACCCTTCTCTCTGCTGTCGGAAAGCTCTTTTATAGTACCAACCAATATAGAAGAAGCTATGGAGTAGATCAATGCTTTCTTTTTATTTTTTGTCTTAGCATAAACAAGAGTATAGGTACCTGCAGCAGCTATAGCACCACCGGCAAAGTGGTATTGTTTATCATATTCGGTTAAAAGTTGGGCAGTTGAGTTCAAACTCAAGCCAAGTAAGAGTAAAGTGATTATATTTTTCATACTAATAAATAGTTAACATAAAAGTAGGAACGTAATATTATTTTTCTTATATTTATTAATATGACAGAAGCATTTGAATACTTTAATGATGAATGGAACAGAGAAAAAACTACAGACAGTAGCACTAACATACCAGGAGTGGAGACAGGCACTAATGATACCTCTCCCTCATCGGAGTAAAAAACAATACAAACGCAAACCTAAACATAAAAATAAAAGTTATGAGTGATTCAGTTAAAAAATACTACGAACTTAGCGATCAAGGAGGTAAATACAGTGTACCGAAGATAGGAGGAGAAAGTAGGCCAAAGACCTATATTTATGAATCTCCTGATGGTGGTATTACTATTAGAAAAAGAGAATTTCACAAGTCTGTTGAAAGCTATACTGAATTAGAATTGGTAGAGACTGTGGCAAATATTGCGCGACAGTACAGAGATATGAAACCCTCCTTGCTTTTAAGTATAGCTAAAGATGAACTTTCAGTAAAAAAAGTTTGCGATTAGGATTATTATTCGTATATTAAATTATATGAAGATAGAGAAACCTTATAAACCGCAGCATTCAGTAAAATGGTTGGAAGATTATTTTAAAGAGAATTACTATAAGAGACCTTATAATAGGTTTCATTGGTGGAGAAGCTATGTAGATAAGAATAAGCCTATGTCTAATAGAAGTCCTTTGAGAGATAGGATTTTGAATGGAGATTTTGGATTAGCATCTTATAAGTTTGAAGCCGAAATAGTAGAGCATAGAATGAATGAACGTTTTGTAGAGCTTCATGATGATATGGGGAGGTATGTAGAGGAGACGTCTTTAGATAGAGCAAGGAGAAAAAGATTATTAGAAGACTATGAAGTAGATGAGAAGAGAAAACTAGATGACCTAGCTAAATCTTTCAGTGACTTAATAGGATTGAGTAAAAGTAAAATATTTGACGAGTTAGTAGAATACAACGATACGTTGATAGAGTTTTACTACTTTATTACAGAAAAATACCCTAGAAAAAACGGTATTGCATATTTATAAATTAATAATAACTTAAGTAACAAAACATGAACACAATTTTAATTATTTTAGGATTACTAGTGGTAGCAGTAGGAATCTATTATTTTGCTTTTTATAGACAGGGTAAAATCAACGACAGAGACGGAGATTACATTCCGGATGAGGTAGAAGATACTATCGAAGATGTAAAAGAAAAGGTAGAAGACATCAAGGAAGATGTTGATAAGACTGTAAAAGAAGTAAAACGTAGAGCAAAACGAGTAAAGCAGGAAGTTAAAGACGTTGTAGATGCAGCTAAAGAAGTAGTAGCTCAAGCAGACGATGTAGTACAAGCTGCTAAAGGAAAGCCTAGAAGAGGACGTAAGCCTTCTAATAAGAAAGCTCGTAGATCTAACAAAAAGGAAAATAAGTAAGAATGCAGCAACCTCAAGTTAATTTCGATATTAATCAAACACAAGGTGTAGAGTGCGAAGAATGCGGCCATATTCATTTCCAGCAAGTACTGTTAATTAGAAAAGCCTCTGGCTTACTAACCGGAACAGGAAAGCCCACATATGTTCCAATCCCAGTCTTTGCCTGCACCGAGTGTGGACACGTTAATGCAGAATTTCTTCCAAAAGAGGTTACTACATTATAAAATACGGCGCATCCTCAACCATCATGAGATGCTTAAAGTAGTTTAACTATTGCCTATACTGAAAGAGACCCTTTATGCAGGGTCTCTTTTTTTTTAGCTATTTATTATTAAATCGTTACACTTAATTACGTTATATTATGATTAAATATTTAAAAGATAAGATAATGGCATTCAAGAATTTATTTGATGACGATAACAATATTAACGAAAAGTCCGTGGTAGGATTTTTAGCATTCGCTGTAATGGTAATATTTGCAGTAGCAGATCTAGTAACTGGATACATCGGTACAGATTTAGTAATAAACGAATTTATATACGACTCCTTTGTGTGGATAGTATTAGGTGCTTTTGGAATAGCTGAGGTCGGTAAAGTATTCGGCAACAGAGGAAAGTAACCTAAAAATAATGTAACTTATAAAGGAGGGCATTAGCCCTCTTTTTTATGAACAATTATTTATATGAAGAAACTAACCTTTATATTAGTATTAATTAGTGGATTTATAAATGCACAATCTCCTCTCTGTTCTTCTACTTCGACAAACTTTGGGTACGAACGTTTAAATTCAATAAATATAAATGGACAAAATTACATTGTAAATACAGGATGGAATGGGCCTGGATATGTAGATTATACAGGCACTCCAGTTCCTACAATTACTGCTGGAGATATAATTACTCTTAATTTTCAAGCTCAAACACAAGGTAATTACAAACAATACTTTAAATTATGGATTGATTTTAACGGTAATGGAAATCTAAATGATGTAGGAGAATTAGTTCATACAAGTAATAGTCAGTGGTCTGGAACTAGAAACTTTAACCACACATTTACTGTTCCGGAAACAGTTTTCAATGGAGAAGTTTATATGAGATTTATAATGGTATATTCTTCTTCCCCTACCTTATGTGGTAATTATTCTTATGGTAATACAGTTGATTTCAAAACTACTATTACAGGAGCTACTGATCCGATAAACCACAGCGGGTACGTTTATGGTGCTGAAGAAGAACCTTTAGAAGGAGTTACAGTTCAACTTAAAACACAAAACAAAAACCAGGTTGGATTTAGTTATAACTTACACTCAGAAGCTGTAACAGATACAAACGGGGCTTATAGTTTTTCAACTAATTTAGACTATAATAATTATGATTATACTATAGATGTAGTACCTCCTGCACTATCAACCCCTACTTTAAGTGATGTTAACTACTTTACTAATAAATTAATCAGTGGAGTTTATAACTCTAAAGACTACTGGAGAATGGATGTTAATAATGATGGAAAATTTAGTGTAGCAGATCTATACTTTATGTTAGCTTATATGAATGGTGTAGTTACACAGTACACTAGTAATACTCCTTCAACAAAGGTTTTTCATTATCAACAAACTCCATTTGATTGGGATCCTTTAGATACAGATACTGATGACAAATCTGAAAATTTTGGATATGGGAGTTATAGTTTATTTGATCGAAGTAATGGAGACTCTACTATATTTTACTTAATAAGAACCGGACACAGGAACTAGTTATATTTATAATAAATTAACGTTAAAATAAGATTACAATGAAAAAAACGATTACCCTCATAACCGCATTATTAATCACAGTGTTTACATATGGTCAAACTACATCACCTGATGCAACTAAGCCGTATGTAATTCTTGATTCTACTTACAATTTAGAGTCAGTTAATTCCTCAAACAATACCGTAGTTGACATTTACTATGATAACACATCAGGGAACACAGTAAAAGGTATTCAATTCTCTTTCAGCTATGATAAAGATGTGTTTGATACACCAATTATAACTTATAATAATACTTCAGGACCTGTAGGTTATATGTCTACAGATGTGGATGCAACAAATGGAATTGTAAAAGTTGTATGGGCCTATGATGGTGCTTCTACTACTTTTGACCTTATTGCCGGTAATATGTTTGATATTGAATTACCATTCAAATCCAGCTACTCTAATGGTACAGTTGATGGGATTGATTTTACAAATGATTTAACTGCTTATTATGCACAAACTGATGGTACAGATGCTATTTTAGGCACATCAGATAATGGCGGTAACTTTATAGAACCAGCATTTGATTATGTAGCAACTATCTTAAATAGTGCAACAAACCCAGCAGAATCTATTCCTGTAATTTTACAAAAATCAGCAGATGGCAGTACTTGGGTGGATGTCGCTACAGATACAACAGCAGCCGATGGAACAGCAACATTCTCAGAAAATATAGATCAAGATTACTGGCAAGTTAGATTAAAAATTGCAAGTGGTTTAGATGCAAGTACAGCATTATCAGCAGCTGATGCAAATATGATTGCTCAAATAGCAGCAGGAGTACAAACATCAACAGGTATACAATTTTATACCGGTAATACAAACCAAGCAAATGGTATTACGGTATCAGATTCTTATATGTTATTTGCTAGATTAGCTCAAGGTTTAAGCGCTTATACAAATAACCCCGATGTATTATTCTTTACTGAAGCTCAATACAATACTATTAATGCTGCTACCTCAGATCAATCTGGTACAATCTCAGGACAAGAAGAATTCTTATCACCACAAATAAATGGAACTACAGCAGGTAATTTCTACTTATTAGTATTAGGTGATGCAAATGGAACAGGATTAAATTAATAAATGAAATCGTTATTAGTATTCTTACTAACATTATCAACAGTAGCTCACTCTCAGGTCAAATTTAACGTACCTGAGATTGAGGTACCTGTTAGTGATTATATTAATTTACCGGTTGTAATAGAAACTAATAGCAACGATGTAGGTAGCTTAGAATTTGCACTAAATTATGACCCTACGTACTTAGCCTTTGAAGACATATCTGTAACAGCTAAAGCTCAGCAGTGGTTAACCTATACGATGGACTGGCAAGGCGAAACAGTTAGATGGGGAGGGTACGATGCTTCATTTGGTAATTATACAATAAACTCACCTACAGAACTATTCACAGTTAGGTTTAAAGTAGTAGATCAATCATGGGTAGAGATACCTATTACTATAGGGAGAAAAACCGCAGGAACTGAATTAGGTTGGGATATAGAAGTTATAAGCACAGATGGTTATGTAAATAAAAGATTAACGTCCTTTGAAGTACCACCTATAGATGGCATCTACGGAATAGCATACCCAGTCCCTACTACCGGACTTATAACATTAGAGTTAACAGTACCTGAAAATGGAGAGTATAAAGTTATAGTAACTGATTTTTTAGGTAAAAAACACGGTGTATATAATAAGAGATTTTTCTCGGGGTATGTATCTTTTAGAGTGGATGTTAGGGACCTTGCTACTGGTATCTATTTATTACAAGTAACTAACGGTAGGTTTGTTAAGACATTTAAAATTATTAAGAATGGGTAAAAAGAAAACATTTTTTTCGGAAATTAAAAACCAAATAGTAACAGGAATTGGATTAGTAATAACAGCAGGATTTGGATTATTA